CCCGTATACATAACGAGGCTAGCATCGGGCTAGCCTGTCGCTCCATGGTGGCCACAGCGCAGCCCGAGATCCGGGCGTCATCGGTGCATGAGTTCCGCGAGCACGCGTTCCAGCTGCTCTGGGAGCACTGGAAGGAGGTCGCGCTGAACCAGAACAGCTTCCCGCTGGCGCCGGACTGGGAGCGATACCACCTGCTTGAGCGCAGCCACAGCCTGATCGCGCTCGCCGCGTGGGTCGACGGCGAGATGGTCGCCTACAGCGTGACCATCCTGCACCGCCCGCTGCACTACTCGCAGAACCTGTCGGCCGACAACGACGTGCTCTACGTCACGCCGTCCTACCGCAACACGAGCCTCGGCAAGCGGTTGATCCGCGAGACCGAGGCCGCGGCGAAGCGATCCGGCGCGGACCTGGTGACGTGGCACGCCAAGGTCGACACGCCTCTGCACCGCATCCTCGACCGCCGCGGCAGCGGCTACCGAACGCACGACATCATCTACTCGAAGGAGCTGTAGCCATGGGCTGGACCGCCGCAGGAGTCATCGTTTCCGCACTCGCCGCAGGCACGGGTGCTGTCCAGAACCAGCAGGCGCAGAAGGCGCAGAAGGGTGCTCGAGCCGACCAAGCCGATGCCCAGAGCCGCGCCCAGGCGCAGGCGCTGAGTGCGCAGACCAGCGAGGAGGAGGCCATGCGGAAGCAGAACCGCAAGCCGGCCGACATCAGCGCGCTGCTCGGCGATCAGCAGGCACCAGGTCTCGGCGCCGCGGGTAGTCTGCTGACCGGTGCTGGAGGCATCGACCCGAACAGGCTGAACCTTGGCCGCAGCACGCTGCTGGGGGGCTAGCGCGTGGCGATCGGCAAGGAGGAGTTGAAGGATCTGCAGAACCGATGGGCGTTCCTGCAGTCTGAGCGGTCCAGCTGGGACGACCACTGGAAGGAGATCGCCGAGTCGACGCTGCCTCGCTCGAGCCGCTTCTTCACCACCGACCGTAACCGCGGCGAGAAGAAGCACAACCTGATCCACGACAACACCGCGACCACCGCGCTGCGCACGCTCGGTGCCGGCATGATGGCCGGTGCGACCTCGCCGGCGCGGCCGTGGTTCCGGCTCGCCGCGGCTGACCCGAACCTGCGCACGAACCACAGCGTGGCTCTGTGGCTCAACGAGGTCACCGATCGGATGCTGCGGGTGTTCGCCAAGAGCAACACCTACCGCGCCCTGCCGATGATCTACGGCGAGCTAGCGGCGTTCGGCACCGCGGCCTGCGTGGTGCTGCCGGACGACGAGAACGTCATACACCACTACCCGCTCACCGTCGGGCAGTATGCGATCGCCTCGAACGCCAAGGGCGTGGTCGACTGCCTCTACCGCGAGTTCGAGATGACGGCCACGCAGATGGCCAAGGAGTTCGGGATCGAGAACTGCAGCGAGACCGTTCGCCGGGCGATCGAGACCAAGAACCCCGACGCGCCGTTCAACGTGATCCATGCCATCGAGCCGCGGGAGGATCGTCACCCCGGCAAGTTGGATCAGAAGAACATGCGCTTCCGAAGCGTCTACTTCGAGCTCAGCCAGGACGCCGACAAGGCGCTGCGCGAGTCTGGCTACCGGCGCTTCCCGGCGCTGGTGCCGCGGTGGTCGATCGTTCCCGGTGACGACTACGGCCACGGCCCTGGCATGGACGGGCTCGGCGACACTAACCAGCTGCAGCACGAGCAGCACCAGAAGGCGATCGCCATCAACTACCAGAGCCAGCCGGCTCTGCAGGCGCCGTCGAACATGAAGGACGACGATGTCGACCTCGAGCCCGGCGGCACGACGTTCGTCGACAACCCGTCTCAGAACAGCGGCGTGCGCACCCTGTTCGATTCGCGCATGGACCTGTCGCATCTGCTGGCCGACATCCAAGACGTGCGCGAGCGGATCAACCGCACCTACTTCGCCGACCTCTTCCTGCTGCTCTACGGCCGCGACCGCGAGATGACGGCGACCGAGGTGGCCGAGTTGTCGAGCGAGCGTCTGCTCGTGCTGGGGCCGGTGCTCGAATCCGTCCACGACGAGCTGCTCGAGCCGCTGGTCGACATGACGTTCGACATCATGCTCGAGGCCGGACTGATCCCGCCGCCGCCGCCCGAGCTCAACGGCGCCGATCTCGACATCGAGTTCGTCAGCATGCTGGCCCAGGCGCAGAAGGCGATCGGAGCGAATGGCATCGACCGCTGGCTTACGACCGTGGGAGCCGTGGCCCAGATGAAGCCGGAGGCGCTCGACCTGGTGGACGTGGACGAGGTCGTCAACACCTACGCCGTCATGCTGGGCGTGAACCCCGATCTGATCCGCAGCCCGCAAGAGGTGGCCGATCTGCGCGTCGCTCGAGAGAAGGCCAACGCCGCGAAGGAGCAGGCGCTGCTGCAGGAGCAGGGAGCACGCACCGCCAAGGACATCTCGTCCGCGGCCTCGAACGCGCCAAGTGACATGCTGACCCAGTTCTCGGGTCTGGGGGCGGTGTGAGTCGCGGAACGCCACAACGCGGAAAGTCAGGCTACGGGCAGCGCCGACCCTACGAGACGCGCTCGAGCGACCCCGAGGTGCGCCAGTATCTGGCCGAGATCGGGATGTCGACGCGGACCAGCCTCGCTACATCGACTGGTGGATCTGGCTTGCCGATCTACAGCGTCGACGACGCCACCATCGGTCTGCCGGGCCTCGTCCCAGGCGGTGGCACGACCGGCGAATACCTCGACGGCGACGGCACCTGGAAGTCGAACACGTTCAGCCACGGTCTGGCCGGCACCGGCACGGGCTCGGTGACGAGCGTCGTGCTGGAGTATGCAGGCTTCCAGCTTCTGGAAGACCTACCCGGCGTGCCTGTGGCCTCGCCAATGCACACCGCAACCGTCGCTGTTTCGTGGCTCAGTGACGACGTGCCTGCTGGTCCCTGGACCTTGACCTTGCAGAAGCGGCCGAGTGGCGGCGGCTTCTCGGACGTAGCCACCTTCTCCGTTTCCACTTCATAGACAGATCCATGGCCATCAACACCATCGCAGTCGGAATCAGAAACAGCATGTGCGACGCCCTCGTCGATGCTATCGACGTAGGCGCGGGCGCCAACGGCACCCTTGAGATCGGCACCGATGCCGGCGGCGGCGCGTTCGGCACGCTGCTGGCGACGCTCGACTTCGCCGCAAAGGCCACGAACGCGTTCACCGCTGCGTCGGCTGGCGTCGCTTCGGACAACGGTCTTGCCGACGAGACGGCTGCCGTCGCCGGCACGGCAGGCGTGTGCCGCGTCAAAGATTGCGACGGCAACATCCTTTTCTTGGGCACGGTCGGCACCAGTGGCGCCGATATCAACTTCAATACCGTCGCCTTCTCGACGAACGACACCGTGTCGGTCACGAGCATGACGATCACCATGCCGGCGAGCTGATCCCATGACACCCGAGCAAGCCGAAGCCCGCATCGTGGAGCTGGTCCAGACCGTCATCGACAGGTATCGCGGCGACGACTCGCCCGAGGCAAAACGCGCCATCGAAGACGCCGAGGCCGAGATCCTCGAACTCAAGAAGATCACCGGCCCGCGTCGCATCGTGGGCAGCATGAGGCTCTAGCATGGTGCAGATCCTGGTGTGGGCGGGGGCGAACAGGCCCACACTGGAAGGGGCGCAGGTTGGCGACATCATCGCCATGCTTGAGGATGGTCAGCACCCTGGCCTGAAGGTTGTCACCGGCTCAACCTGGAGCGACCCAGCCGACTACTCGACCACGCTCGGCCGTGCTCTCACGCCGGCCGAGATGCAGTCCGGCACGCGCCCCGACTTCAACATCGTCGACATCCCCGGTGTCACCATTGCGCAGGCGCGCACGGCGTTCGGTAACCGCGTAGCGGAGGTGCTCGGTCTCGCCATCGTTCCGCGCCGACTCAAGGACGCGCCGAAGATCGCGAAGATCGACCCGGCGCAATTGCCTCTCGCCGCACGCAACAGCCTACGCGATGACGGGCGCGTTACGTCGACCGGCGCGCAACTGTGGGCGGTGCTCATGCTCAAGGACGGTGTGACACTTGAGAAGATCCGGGCATGGGTAACGCGCAACGAGCAGGAACCGTCCGAGTGGACCACAGCGGAGTAGCGGACGCGCCATGGCAACCAATACCGTCGGCAGTTCTGGCGACTATGCGAACTTGGCCGCATGGGAAACTGCACGCCAGGGTTCGTCCGACGGCACCGAGACGGCGCAGCTACAGTCTCAAGTCCACACAGGCTGCACGATCAGCGGTTGGACGAATGCCACCACGGCAATTGTCATCGAGGGCATCGCTGCACAGGACGGAGACCCGACGACCGGGGCGCGGGTAACAGATAGCCAGATCGACTGGCCCGGCCCCGAGAACATGCTGTCGCTGACGTTTCGCGACATCTCTTTCGTGTCGACGGGGACGACGAGAGTCCTAAGCGCATACGACGGCTACAACGTCTCGGACAACGCTCAGGTTGTCACGATCGAGCGGTGCTTCTTCCTCGGCCAGACGAGTAGCAATCCGTCGATCCTGCTGGAGAACTCGTTCAACGGAACGACGACACTAGTCACCATCAACGTCGACAACTGCGTGTTCGACGGCAACGGCGCGGACGGCTACGCCCTGCAATTCAACGACTACGGCAGCGTCGTGATGCGGGACGCTGTCACATTCCGCGGATGCACGTTCTCGGACAGCCGCATCGTGTCGTCTGGCACGGGGTCGACGAATACGAACATCACGGTCCTGGCTCGCGGGTGCCTGTTCGATCCGTATTCGACCAACGAGGACTTGACCACATCGGTAACGACTGGGTCGTGGGTAGCCGACAGCGAATACTGCATCACGTCTGACAGCAGCGCGACGCACAACGCCAACTGGGACACGGTCACTGGCCTATCCGCCGCCGCCACGTTCAACGACAGTGGGACTCCGAACGCTAGCGGGGTCTGGTATACGGACGGAGCAAACCAGGACTTTTCGCTTCAGGACAACGCAACCTACAACCTGCCGATTGACTTCGTGGCTGCCGGCGCAATGCCGGCGGCAGACATGGTCGGCGAGACGCGCAGCACTGCGGACGCTGGCGCGTTCGAGGTGCCGGCGGCGACAGGCGCTACCGGCACCAGCGCGTTCACGCTTCCGCTGCCGCGCCTGTTCGGCATCGGCACCGACTACACGCCAGGGTCGACGCAGGAGGCGCAGCCGACATCGGACACTGCCGCCGGCTCGTGGACGACGACGCCGCTATGGAGCAAGATCGACGACACCGAGGCGCTCGGTGACGGCGTCGAGATAACGAGCGACAGCGTCGGCAACGGCTCGACGACCACGACAGCCACGTTCGACTTGCCGACGCTGACCGACCCCGAGGTGGCGACCGGGCACGTCCTGACTGCTCGGTGGCGGGTGGATGCTGCCCGGAACATGGACGCCGTCCTGGCACTGCGCCAGGGCACCACCGAGATAGGTCGGCTCACCGCGACGCTGACGGGCACGACCGAGACCGAAAGCACCTACACGCTTAGTGCGGGCGAAGCGAACGCGATCACCGACTACAGCGACCTCAACCTTCAGCTGTTCGGCACCGGCAGTGGCGGCGGGCCGGCGAGGGCGCTCGTCGTCGAGAAGGTTCTGTTCGAGGTGCCTGCGGGCCTGCCGCAGATCACCTGGGGTCTGGGCACGTTCACCCTGCCGCTGCCGACCTCGTCAGCGACCGGCACGGCGGCGAACGCCACGAAGACGGGCACGAGTGCCATCACCTTGCCGCTGCCGACCAGCAGCGCAACCGGCAGCCTGACCTACGTCGGCACGTCTGCGATGACGCTGCCGCTGCCTGCGAGCGCGGCGAGCGGTCACCTCACCTACACCGGCACGTCAGCCATCACGCTGCCGGTTCCGACATCCGCAGCGACCGGCGTCGCGGCGCATACCGGCACGAGCGCATGGACGCTTCCGGTCCCGACGAGCGCGGCTACTGGCGTCGCGGCGAAGGCCGGCACGTCTGCATTCACACTGCCAGTCCCGACCTCGTCGGCAACCGGCCACCTGACCTACGTCGGCGCGTCGGCGTTCACCCTGCCGGTGCCGACCAGCAGTTCAGCCGGCGTCGCCGCGCACACGGGCGCGTCTGCGTTCACACTGCCGGTTCCGACGAGCGCGGCGAGCGGCAGCCTGACCTACACCGGCACGAGCGCGATCACGCTCCCGATGCCGACGATGGCGTCCAGCGGCACGGCCACGACGCCCGGCGCAAGCCACACCGGATCGGGTGCATTCACGCTGCCACTGCCGGCGGTCGCTTCGTCAGGGCACCTGACCTACGTCGGCGCGAGCGCATGGACCCTGCCGCTACCCACCAGCAGCGCCGCCGGTCACCTGACCTACACGGGAACGTCCGCCTGGACGTTGCCTATCCCGACCAGCACAGCCAGCGGCACAGCTACAGCAGCCGGCGTTATCACAAGCCTGACGACGACCGCGAGCACCTACGCCGTCGGCCACCAGCAAGTCGGCTTCCATCTGCGAAGCTCGACGCCTGTCAGCGGTGCCGTCACCGACCGCGACGCAGGCGGGCAGTGGCGCATCGTGCGGCCCGGCCAGGGCGTCATCCATTCTGTCGACGGCGCGATGAACTTCGAGTGGATGGGGCTGGATGGGGACCAGCTCACCGTGCGCTTCATCGACAGCGGCGGCAACATCGGCAACGAGGTCACCTACACCTGGAGCGTCACCGCGAACACGGCAGCCGACCACGTTCGCTATGTCGACAACACGGCCGGCGGCGGCGCGGCCGGGACGGAGGGAGACCCGTTCGCGACCATGGCCGAGGCGAAGACCTACATGGAGACGAACGTAACCACCGGGCAGGTGGGCGTCATCTTCGTGAAGGAAGGCCAGACACACGCGATGGCGTCGGCGTCAGCGTGGGACTGCGGCAGCACGACCGACCGCATGGTCCGCATCGTGCGATGGGGCTCCGTCAGCACGATTCCGATCCTGTCGTGGCTTGATACTAGCGACGCCGTCAACAGCGGCACCAGCAACTACTTCGGCGGCTGCCATCTCGTGGGCCTGCGTCTGCAAGGCGGCAGCAGCGCCAACAACCGTTGCATCAACACGGCACGCGGTGGCGGCACGCGTGGGCAGCGTTCCGCGATGAACCTAGCCGCGATCGACTGTGAGATCGACGGGTGGAACGACCCGATCGGTGGCGACGACGACACGAGCACGTCAGCCAACCGAGACGATGGGGTCGGCGACTTCATCGCGCTAGTCGGCTGCGCGATCACCGACCCGGAGTTCTGGGTGATGATCGGCATGAAATACTGCCGGCACATCCTGCTGCTCAACGTGTCGTTCCCGACGACCAACTCGAACCGGGGGATGCGCGTCTACAACTGGGGCGACCACTACGTCTACGGTCTCACCAGCACGAGTGTCGATAACGTCGAGGTCTGCCGCATCGAGATGGACCCGGCGGCGACGATCGCTGGAGCGTTCCGCTACGGAACCTGGGTCAACGTCGACAAGACGAGCACGGCGGACGGTGGATTCGGCATTCGTATCGCAGCCGACGCGGCGTCAAACGGAATCGCGTGGGTGCAGGATCTGCGCTTCATCAACTGCGAGTTCCGTGGCGGTGGCGTAACGATCCAAGCTGACGCTGGCAAGACGGTAGCGGAGAACGGCAACAACACGGTCGACGTGACGAGGCTCGACCTCATCAACTGCGTCATGTCGCAGTCCGTCTACATGGCGGCGTCGACCAACGAAACGGGAGGCGACTTCCACAGCGTGCGGCTGCGCGAGTGCATGTTCGCGAACGTCACCGGCTATCAGGGTGGCACGCTGGCGATGACCTTCGCCGGCACGGCAACGCGTTTCGACGACTCCGGCTTCCAGATCGACGCCTGCGTCGGGTATTTCCCGACCGTCGGCCGCGTCGATTCCGTCTACTGGATCTCCGCACTCTCGCTGACGAGAGCGCAGATCGAGGCCAAGTTCCTCTCGGCCGACTACAACCACGTCGGCTGCGTAAACGCCGAGACCGTCTACTGGGTAGGCAACTCGACCGCCAACGACGAGCTAGCGGCATGGGTCGCGGCCACGACCGGGCTGGACACGGTTAGCAGCATGACGCCGACGACGACGATGGACTTCGTCAACAACGGCGTGGCTGTGCAGGCCAACATGAACCTGCGCATGTCGGCTGGCACAGGTCCGCAAGCTGCTGGCGGTATCCCGCTGCCGGCGCAGATCGGCGTGGATGCTGACGGCTACCTGCGAGACGTGTCGACGCCGGATGCTGGCGCATACGAATACGGGGCGGCGACGCTGCCCTGGATGCCGGATGTCGGGCCTCCGACTGGCACGTCAGCGTTCACGCTGCCGCTCCCCACCAGCACCGCCGTCGGTCACCTGACCTACACGGGAACGTCCGCCTGGACGCTGCCGCTGCCGGTCAGCACCGCTGCCGGCGTTGCCGCGCACCCCGGCACCAGCGCGATGTCGCTGCCGGTGCCGACGATGGCTTCGAGCGGCACGGCGACAACCCCGAGTGGCACGCACACCGGCACCGCTGCGTTCACGCTGCCGCTGCCGACGATGTCGAGCGCCGGCGCGATCACCTACATCGGCACGTCGGCCTGGGTGCTGCCGCTGCCGACCATGGGCGCGACGGGCGCGACCGGCATCCTGGCGGTGGTCACCGCCGGCACATGGTCCGCTGACGTGGCGTTCGCCGCCGGGGACGAATACCGTATTGTGCTGACCGGCCCCGCTGCCACGAACCCGAAGGCAGTCGTCACCCTGAACTGGAGACCGCAGTGATCCTCGACGCGATGCAGGCTGGCCCTGGCAACCTGGAAGCAGCTCTCCTGGCACTGCTTGCGGCGCTGGTCAGTGCCGGCATATGGACCGTCAAAGCCTTGATGTCGCGCAGCGACCGGCTGATGGAGTCGCGGGACAAACAGTTGGAGCAGTCCATCGCGACGCTGGTCATCGCGGTCGACAGCTTCCGCAAGTTCGAGCTTGCCGAGGCCGAGTCACATCACGCAATGCTGACCGGCATGCAGGCCCTCAACGACAACATGGTCGCCATGAAGACGGCGATCGACGAAGCCAACGCACGCGGCCGAGGAAAGAACCCATGACGACCCGCTACATCCTGTTCGCCTTCGTGGCGATTCTCTGCACCGCCTGCGCCGGCATGACCGCTGCGGAGGTCAGCGGCGCAACCGCAGCCGGTGCCGGCGTGCTGGTGGCCTTGAGCGAGGCGATCTTGCCCTACTTGCCAGCCGACAAGCAGGCGCAGGTGGTCCAGTCGATGACGCAGGCACAGGGCGTGTTGAACGCGGTGCAGATCGCGATGGGCAGCGTGGCGCAGGCGGCGCAGCAGGCGGTGCAGCAGTCGGCCGAGGCCAAGAGCAGCGGCGTCAGCACCGAAGCTGTGGCAGGCATCTCGACCGCAGCTGGCGCGGTGGCGCTCGGGGCCAGCCGCTACTTCAGCATGAAGAAGGACGAGAAGACCGGCCGCCGCCAGACGCCGCCGGCGGTCAACGTGTAGCATCCCCGTTGCGGTGTCGGGCGCGGCGTATACATAACGCGCACGTCGGTCGTCTAGATTCGCGGCCGATGTCAGCAGCCCCGATGCATACGGACCCGACGAACGTCAAGGTCCGAGCTCGTCGCGAAGCCGAGCGCGAGGACGCTCGAGCTGCCGCCGCGGCTGCCACCAGGTCTCACCTGAAGGACGTGGCCGGCACCGAGTCTGGCCGCGCTCTGCTGTGGCAGATGCTGCGGCCCATGTTCTGCCGGCTGCACGACAGCAACGGCCTGATCCTGGCGAGGAACGTCGGGCAGCATGACGCCGCGGCGTCGCTGTGGGCCGATCTCGAGGAGGCATGCCGCGATCGGCTTCTCCTCATCATCAACGAACACCTGACGACGGCATGAAGGACACCATGACGACCGAAGAACAGACCACGGCTGGCGCCGCTGAACAGACAAACGAAGCCGCCACCACGACGGGGAGCCTGCTGACGGCCCAGCCCTTGGAGGGCAAGCCAGAGGCGGATTCCGCAGACCAGACCGAAGAGGTCGAGCAGACGACCGAAGCCAACACCAAGGCCGAGCCAGATGGCACGACCGAAAGCGAGGCCGAGGAGTCGACCGAAGAGGCGCAAGGGGCGCCGGAAACCTATGCCGACTTCGAGATGCCCGAGGGCACCACGATCGGCAAGGAGACCAGCGATGCGTTCCGCGCAGCGATGAAGGCGAGCAACCTGTCACAGGAGCAAGCCCAGAAGGTGCTCGCGCAGGTGGCGCCGGCGATCCAGAAGGATCAGACCGAGCGTCACACCGCGATCGTGAAGGAGTGGGTGAACGAATGCGTCACCGACCCCGACATCGGCGGCGACAAGCTCAACGCGAGCGTGGCCATCGCCGAGAAAGCCTTCAACGCAGCCGCTTCGCCCGAGCTCAAGGAACTGGTCAAGACCTCCGGCATCGGCAACCACCCCGACTTCATCAAGGCGTGGAAGTGGGTCGGAGACAGACTGTCCGACGACACGTTCGTCGCGGGCAGTGCCCCAGGTGCAAGGAAGCATCTGAAGGGCAGCGTGATGAGGCAGCCGAAGCAGGTCGCAGAGATCTTCTACGGCAAGAAGGGCTCGAAGTAGCCCAATAGGTAGACACCCGTGGCAGCAGTTCCAGACACCAACCTGACCCTGGCCGATTGGGCCAAGACCCGTGATCCCGATGGCAGCGCGGCGGCGATCGCCAACCTGCTCTCCCAGCAAAACGACATTCTCGAGAACATGACGTTCGTCGAGGCCAACGACGCGACCTCGCACACCTGCACGGTTGCGACCGGTCTGCCGGCCGTCTACTGGCGGTCGTTCAACGAGGGCGTGATGCCTTCGAAGGGCACGACCGCGCAGATCACCGAGGACATCGGCATGCTGCAGACGTTCAGCGAGGTCGACTCGGACCTGGCGGAACTGCAGAACGACCTCGGCGTGTTCCGTCTCGGTCAGGCGCGCCTGCGTCTGTCGGCGATGAACAACCAGATGGCGTCGTCGATCTTCTACGCCAACAGCGCAGTCAACTCGAACAAGTTCATGGGGCTCAGCTCGCGCTTCAGCGACTCGAGCGCCGCGAACGGGCAGAACATCGTCAAGGCGTCCGGCGCCGAGACTTCCAACGCGCAAACCTCGCTCTGGATCGTCGGCTGGGGTGACGAGACCGTGTTCGGCACCTTCCCGAAGGGCAGCAGCGCCGGCCTCGTGCAGAACGATCTGGGCAAGGGGATCGTCGACGTGTTCGACGCGTCCGGCAACTACACCGGCAAGATGATGGCCTACCAGGACCACTTCAAGTGGTCGATGGGTCTGGTCGTCAAGGACTGGCGCTACGTCGTGCGCGTCTGCAACATCGACGTGGCCGAGCTTTCCGGTCTGACCGGCGCGCAGCTGCCCGGCAGCAACGCGTCGATCACGACCTACGCCAACCTGCTGCACTCGGCCACGGACGCAACCTACCGCATCCAAGACCTCGGCATGGTCAACGCGGCGATCTACTGCAACCGCACGGTCCACAGCGCCCTCAACCGAATCGGCCTCGAGACGCACAGCTCGGCTGTGACCTTCGAGCAGGGTGTGACCCAGTTCGGCACCCCGAAGCGGTTCATGAAGATCAACGGCATTCCCTGCTACCGCAGCGACGCCATCGTCAACACCGAGGCCGTCGTCGCGTAAGCGGCGCCCCTCTCCACACAAGGAGCACACACATGACTCTCTTGGACAAGTTCAACCTGCTCACGGGCCAGGACGGCCTCGGGCAGGACCTCGACACCATCAGCGCGCTCACCCTGACGGACGACTACATCGACCGTCTGGCTGGAAGCATGCTGCAGGGTGGCAAGCAGCTGTTCGTGCATGTCGGCGAGATCACGACCGCGGTCAGCTCGGCGACGGTCGGAGCGACCATGGAAGTTCGCGTTCTTGGCTATGCCGACGGATATGCACCGGGCGAGAACGCCGGCATCGTCGGCTCGGCCGCGAACGCCGGCGATGTGGTCACTCTCACCAACCACGGTCTGCAGAACGGTCAGTGGATCAAGATCACGACCGCCGGCACGTCGGGCTACTTGACTGCCGAGGACTACTTCGTGATCAACAAGACCGCGAACACGTTCCAGCTGAGCACCAGTAACGGTGGCTCCGCCGCTCCCGTAACCGGCGATTCGTCGGTGACGTTCACCGTGGCTCCGATCGTCATCGGATCGTCAGGCTACCTCCCGCACGCCTGCTTCAGCGTCGGCTCGACTGTTACCGTGGCGATCAACCCGCCGCAGTTCCAGTCGGCCATCCCGACCCCGCGCTACTACGTCGCCGGCTTCGCTCCGAGCGCGACCCTCGACGGCGGTGTGGTCAAGGCTTGGATCTCGGCCGATGGCGGTGCCGGCGGCAAGGTCCATCACGCGACCGGCGCCCCCATGCCGGCCTGGAACCCGTAAGGAGACACGAACATGGTCATGGCCGACGCACTGGGCTTCCTCGCCGCGGACGACGACATCGGTTCGTTGACTCCGGTCGGAAGCTACACCTCAACGAAGAGCATCCCGCTCTCACCTGCCGCATCCGAGCTGCGCGAGCTCGGCATGGGCAACAAGCTGATCGTCGATGTGAACGTCACGGAGACGTTCGCCGGCGGCGGAAACCTGACCGTGTTCGTGGTGATGTCGCCTTCTCTCCCTGGAGAGTTGGCGGCACCCGTGGCCAACCAGGTCTACCTCGGCGCGTCGGGTCCGCATGCGGCTTCGAAGCTGACCGCGGAGACCGGCGGCACCGGCACGACGCAGGGCACGCGGTTCTCGATCGCTGTCTCGCCGTTCGCGCCGCGGCTCGCGGTCGTGACGGCTGCCGGCTTCCCATACCTCAACCTCGTCTACCTCGTCGAGGGTTCGGTGTTCACGGCCGGTAAGATCAGCGCCAGACTGACGGTGGCATCTCGCTCCGAGGTGATCCACTACCCAGCGTCGACGGGCGGCCTGTCGGCGTGGAACCCGTAGAGGTAAGACATGGCGAAGCAACCTGCACAAAGCACTCCTCGCAAGCCACGCAACGTGCGGGCGAAGGCGATCTGCTACATCGGCGACGTTCTTCGGGAACCCGGCAGTGTGTTCGTCCACGACGGACCGCTCGGCGACGTTCTCGAGGAGGTTGCCCCTGGAACGGTGCCGGCCCCGCAGGACTTGCTCGACAAACTCGTCAAGGGCGTGCCTCTGGAAACCCACCAGAAGACGGGCACGCACGAACCGAAGCAGCAAGCATCCGAGTGATCCACCCGCGAGGGTGACTTTGTGTCCTACGCGTCGTCCCTCGCCCTGCGTGGGGCGGCGCGTTTTTCGTTCCGAGACTCAACATGGCACAGCGCAGCATCGTCATCCAGATCGGCCAGTCGAACGCGAGCCCGATCGGTGATCTCAAGTCGTGGCAGGACGTTCACCCGTGGCTTGCGATCGGGTCTGCGGCAACGAATCGTGGCTTCACTCCTGGCTACTCGCAGGGGTCGAAGGAGGAGAAGTTCCGGCTGAGCAGCAAGTTCGCCGGTGGCCCGACGATCGACGAGCGCGGTTCGTATGTGGCCGGATCGTTCCAAGAGGTCGACATTCGAGGCCGGGCGATCAGCGGCACTCGCTTCCTGACGCTCTACAACCCGACGCCCAGCTTCAACACGTTCGACACGTTCGCCACCTGCTACCCAGGTCGAGCAGAGATCACGGCGCAGTCCCGCCCTCTGCCATGGCGGTTCGTGACCAACCACCAAGCCAACGGCGGCCAGCTGCGGGAGCGCGTGGCAAGCGTCGCGGGGCAGACCGTCACGATGGATTCGGCGACCTCGTTCGTCGACGGCGTCGACCTGGTGGTCGCACGCAAGCTGCGCGTCAACGACCGCATCGCCGTCTCAAGCATCGACTACGCGACGGAAACGATCACGACAGCGACGCCGCACGGGCTGGTGACCAACGACGTGTTCACGATCGACGGCCCGACGATCCCTGGCGCCCTGGGCATCGAGAGCGAGACCAACTACTGGGCCGAGTTCGTGAGCACGACCGAGCTGCGTGTGCGCGAGGAGAGCAGCGGCGCCGTCATCGACTTGGTCAGCAGCGGGTCGATCTCGTTCGACATCGTGAAGCCCATCCCCGACTTGCCGGCCGAGGTCGAGGACAACGCTCAGGTGTGGCTGGTGGTCAACGTGTCCGGCTCGACGCTGCAGCTGCAGGCGTGGCCTCAGACCGCGCAGGTTGCTCGAGCGGCTGTGTCGTTCGCGTCGTCGTCGGAACCGTTCCTGCTCGAGCGATGCGAGCTCGGCACCATCACGCGCCGTCGAACGGGCACCACGCACCGTGCGGCGTACGGCGTTCCTGGTAGCACGGGTGGCGGCAAGCTGTCGCTGAGTGTCCACCCGCCGTTCCTGAATCCGGCGCCATCCGTCGGAGAGCAGTTCGACTACCCGGTCGTGGCCGGCGACGGTGCTGTCGTTCCTGGCTTCACTGCGAGCACGACTGGACCGATGTTGTTCCGCACCTGGTTCGGTGGGCTGGCCGATGTCGGCGAGGGGACTGCCGGCAACTGCCGCATCCGCATGACGGGCACCTCGAGCTCGTCGCGCCCCGTCAAGATCACATGCCCCGGCATGCTGTTCGAGGTCGGGCAGATCGTCAGCTTCACCGATGCCACAGCGTCGGTCCCAACCGTGGCAGCGTTTCAGCCGCTGGTTGTCGCTACTGTGCCAACCGCATCGTCGAACCTGATCTTTGTCGGCGCAGCCGAGTGGCTACCCGGAGATCGGGTGACGTTCAAGCCTCTGCTGCCGAGTCAGCCGCTGCCATCGCCACTCGTGGCGAACCAGCCATACTACGTGCTGACGTTGGGCGGTGGTGTGCTGACGGTATCGGAGACCAAGGGTGGATCTGCCGTTGTCGTTGACCCGGCATTCGACCTGTTCGCGGTCACCAGCTACCTCCCCGAAGTCTTCGATGCTCGAGGCACGGTCTACTACGTCACTCGGCGAGCCGAGGTCGAGCGCGGAGTATCCCAGACTCTGTCGGCCAGTGTGTTATCGAGCGTGCTCACCGTGGCCATCGAGCACGGCCTCGGCGACAACGAGCGCATCCTGGTCACCGGAGGCGATCTTCCTGCTGAGATCCGGGCGGGCGTGGTCTACTTCGCACGGCGAACGGCGAGTGGGTCCATGACGCAGCTGCAGCTGTCCGAGACGCACGAAGGGCCGCTGCTGACTCTCACCGGTGGCACAAGCATCGACTTCGAGCGCATCGAGGATCCGTTCTCGTTCTACGTGAGCACGTCTCCTGGCGGCGAGGAGGTGTCGTCGACCACCAGCACAGACGTGTTCTACACGTCCTACATCAGGCGCCGCGAGCGCATCGAAGGCAGCCTGAGCGGCCTGCGTGCGCGGTGCATCAGCGCGAGCAACAGCGCGAACGTGGGCAAGACCGTCGACCTGGCGCACTGCGAATACCTGAGCGACAGCACCAACGCGCAGGACAAGATGCTTGTGCATCACGAAGGAGAGTGGCCAACCGTTCCGCAAGACGGCGACGTGTTCGTCATCGAGCCACCTCCACTCGACGACGGCACGCCGGTGCCGTTCGAGAAGTTTGCAGAGTGCCTGCCGTGGTCGCCGCTTGAGGGTCGTGCGCACCCGTCTGGCCATGTGGCCAACGTCGTGAACATCGGCCCCAACACGCCGAACAGCCTGGGCGAAGTTGGCATTGCCCTGAACTTGAACGCGCCGATCGGCAGTTCGTTCCAGCTGTTCAGTCGCGACCCGTATGCGATCCTTCCGCACCGACTGGAAATCGGGAAGGACTACTACGTGACGCAGAACGCCGGCGGCGCCATCTACTTCAGCGAGACCTACGACGGCACCAACGTCGACTCGCCGCAGGTGGACGTGCTCTCTGCCAGCTACGGCCCCGCCGTCAACGACGACTTCACGGCCGCCGGCAGCAGCGCAACGCTCACCATGTCCAGCGGTGCGACCCCGCTCGCATCCAACGACCCGGTCCAGCTGACGACCACCGGAACCCTGCCGTCGCCGTTCGTGACTGGCAAGACCTACTGGGTCGTCAACCGCACGCCCACCACCGTGCAGCTGAGCTACACACGCGGCGGCGCCGCGATCGTTGCGGCCGACACTGGATCCGGCACGCACACCATGACCGACGTGGTCGACTTCATCGTGACGTCGTCTGCAACCAACCTCGAGAAGGACTACCCGATCCTGCTGCGCGACACGCTGCCATCGGGTCTGACGGCGGGCACGACCTACTACGTGCGACCTCTCGGCGACGGGTTCCGCTACCAGCTGGCGGCTTCGCGTGGCGGGTCGGCGATCGACATCTCGGCGCCTGCCGGAGGTGCCACGCTCGATGCGGCGATGTTCTTCCCCGGCTCGTCGTCGACGGTCTACGCCGTGGCCACGACCAGCAGCGGATACGGCAACCCCTACCCACCCGGCTTCAACTACGCGAATCAGGTCAACCTGCCCGGTCGCTACCAGCCGTTCTTCGGCCCATCGATCGCCGGCAGAGGTGGAGCGTCCAGCGTGCTGTCGACCAGCGTGCGCATGCACGACTACCTCGGCACGCCGGTCTACGTCCTGAACCTCGCGTTCGGCGGCACGTCTCTTGGCCACAAGGAAGTGATCCCAGGCGGCGTGATCGACGGCAGCGCCACCGGCATCGCCGATGTGAACGGTTTCGGCTGGCTCGACCTGAAGCAGCAGATCAGCTGGTCCGAGTCGGACCCGGCTGGGTGCTTCGCCGTGTTCCTCGACTTCCTCGACGCTCTGGTGCTGACGCTGAAGCGCGAGGGCAACACCGGCAAGGTGGAACTGGTGACCTGGATCCAGGGCGAAGAGGACGCGACCTACGAGGAGCTGGCCAACAGCTACGGGCGCAACCTGAAGCAGTTCAAGGCTGCCGTGCGGCAGGCGATCAAGGATCGTGGTCTGTGGCCTGGGGACGCCTCAAAGATCCCGTGGGTGCAGCCGATCCCGCTCGAGTCATTCGGCAACTACGCGACGACCGTGCGCGAGGCGATCAAGGCGGAGCACGAAGCCGATCCATACGCTCGCTGGGTCGAGGCCGGCGACGGTCTGGAGCAGAAGGCAGAGCTCTACGGCTTCGACGAGGACACGGTCCACTACACGGGCCGCGCCATGAACATCCTCGGCAACCGCATCTTCGATGCATGGGAGCGGATCGTGCGCGTCGGTCGTGACGAAGTGGACATCTGCAACCTCGCTCTGGCGCACCTCGGGGACACCGCCCGTCTGGTCACGCTGGACGACGACACGCGTCAGGCAGAACTGTGCCGGCAATACTACGACCTTGCCCGCGACGGTCTGCTCGAGATGCACCGATGGGAGTGGGCCACGCGACGCATCACGCTCGAGACCACGACCAAGGAAGACACGGTCACGCAGTGGGACTATGCCTACCTCCTGCCGGATGACTGGCTCGACACGATCTCGATCCTGCCGCCAAACGCGCCGGACGACTACTGGGAGGGCACCACGCGGCAGCCGGTGCCGTATGCGATCGAGCTCGACAGCCAGGGCGACCGCGTGCTGCTCAGCAACGAGGCCAACGCCTCGATGCGCTACACGACGCGGGTGGTGGACACGACGAAGTTCTCGGCATCGTTCGTCAAGGCGCTGTCGTGGTATCTGGCTTCGATGCTCGCCGGCCCGCTGATCAAGGGCGAAGAGGGTAGCCGGCAGGCGCAGATCGCCGAGAACCGGATGCGCGCAGCCTTGGGCGTTGCCAGCAAGCACGACGCCAAGACGAAGCGCAAGCAGGAGCGACGCGACGACTACCCGTGGAGGCGCTAAGCCATGCTCCAGAGGACGATCCAGGTCGCGTTCAACGGTGGGGAGATCTCCCCAGAGATGAGCGCACGCGTTGACGCACGGCCTTATGCGAACGGCGCCGCGAGGATCGCCAACTGGTTGCCGACGCCGCAGGGGCCGCTGATCACCCGACCGGGCACCGAATACACGCAGCGCGTGTTCGGTGAGGTCAACCCCAACCTGCTGCCATTCGTCTACTCGACGGGGCAGTCCTACTGTGCAGAGTTCGGCTACAGCATCGCGCAGTCGACTGGCTACGTCCGTCTGCACGCGTTGGGCGGCACGCTGCTCTACTCCCGCGTCTACGATGTCGGCGAGCAGGCGAGCGATGCGGTGGTCGTTGGCATCGCCGGCGGCAGCGCGTGGCTGACGTTCGGCTACCGGCACGGCATCGCGACTGGGACGGCGATCAGGCTGACTGGAACCGGCGCCAATCTGCCCGGCAATCTCGCACGGGCCACGACCTACTACGCCATCGTCAAGGACAGCAGATCGATCTATCTCGAGCTGGCTGCGACCGGTCTCGTCGCCAACGCTATCGCCATCACCAGCCAGAACACCGGCTACCTGCGGGTGCTGCTGCAGGACGATATCGCGGCCTCGACAACCGAGTGGCAGGCAGGCAACACCGACTCGTATGTGCCGGGAGACCTGGTCTACTGGATCGGCGTCAACCCTGGCGTCTACTACTGCAAAGAGGCGCACACGCAGGGTGTCGGGGACACATTCCCCAACAACGGCAACGGCGCCAACAAGTGGTATCTGCAGACCGGCGACGGCGTGCTGACGATCCCGACGCCTTACACCGCGGCGCAGCTGCCGGATCTACACACGGGTCAGAAGGCCGACGTGATGAAGGTCGCGCACGAGGACCACGTCCTCTACGAGTTGAGCAGGCTCGGCGCCACGCGGTGGACGTTCCAGCCGGCGTCGTTCGGCTCTGACTTGACGGCTCCGACCAACCTTGCCGTCGCCGAGAACCGCGGCGAGCAGTTCCAGACCCGCACGGTCTACAGCGGCGCTGTTCTGACCGGGACAGGCACAAACCAGGCGGTCTTCAAGTTGGCGTCCGACTGCCCCTTCGCTGTCGGGGACGGTCTCTATTGCGAGTCGGCTACCAGCGGCCCCCTGATTGCCGACAACTACTACGTCGTGACCGGGCTCTACAACACGGCCCAGAACTTCACTCTGAAGCGTGAGTTCGGCCCCGGTGGCTGGGCGGACGTGGCGTCAGCTGCTGGCCCATCACCCGGCGTATCATCTGTGGCCAACCTCTACCGCGCCTCACCCGGCGCACGCCGCCAGCAGACCTACAAGGTCTCGGCCGTCGACGAGGACGACATCGAGGGTCCGGCATCCGGCGAGGTGGTCGCGGACAACGTGCTCGAGGCGCGTGGCGCGGAGAACGTGCTGACCTGGGACGCCGTATCGGGCGCGGTGCGCTACTTCATCTACCGCGAGGAGAACGGGCTCTACGGCTTCATCGGCGAGACCGAAGACCTGACGTTCACCGATGACAACATCGGTCCCGACTTCAAGGCTACGCCGCCTCTGCAGGACTCCGACGTGGCGGCCACGTTCAAGCCGCGGGCGATCGCGCAGTTCGAGCAGCGGCTCGTGCTGGCCGGCACGCTGCTCAAGCCGCAGACAGTGTGGATGTCGCGCAGCTCGAGGGACTACGACTTCAGCTACCGCATCCCCGCGGTCGACGACGACCGCATCCGGTTCACCTTCGCATCGACGCAGGCCCACACGATCCGGCACGTCGTCACGCTTGGCGAGTTGCTGATCCTGACTGCGTCGGGTGAGTGGCGTGCGACGAGCATCAACAGCGACGCCATCACTCCGTCGACGATCTCGATTCGGCCTCAGAGCTACGTCGGCGCATCGATGGTGCAGCCGGCGATCATCAACAGCAGCCTGATCTACTGCGCCGCCCGCGGTGGACGCGTTCGCGAGCTCGGGTTCCAGTGGCAGCAGCAGAGCTATTCGACCGGTGACGTGTCGCTGCGCGCCGCTCACCTGTTCGACACCTACGAACTACTCGACCTTGCCTACCAGAAGGCGCCCGTGCCGGTGTGCTGGTTCCCTTCCTCGAGCAGCAAGCTGCTGTCGTTCACCTACGTGCCGGAGGAGCAGGTGGGCGCGTGGGCACAGCACTCGACCGCGACGCTGGCAGGAGTGTCTCCGATCACGTCGGTCTGTGTCCTGCCAGAGGACGACGAGGACCGCGTCTACATCGCGGTCGAGCGCCAGGTCAACGGCTCGACACTGCGAACCATCGAGCGCCTGGGGCGCATCGACTACGACTCGATCCTCGATGCGAAGAGGGTGGACGCAAGCGACAGCTACGACGGGGCGGCCCCCGCGGCTGGCATCACGCTCAACCTGATCGGCAAGACGACCAAAGGTAGCACCGTCACCGTCACCGCGAGCAGCATCGCGTTCTCTGCGCTCGACGTGGGCGGCGTGCTGTTCGTCACGTCCGGCGGCGTCGACTACCGCATGCGCGTGACAGCCTTCGTCTCGCCGACGCAGCTGACCGCACGACTGGAAACCGACATCCCTTCGAGCATGCTGCACACAGCGCAGTCCCCGTGGGCTTGGGGGGCTCGGGTGATCACGGGTCTCGGATACCTGGAGGGGGAGACGGTGACAGCCGTCTGGTCGAACAGCTCGAGCAAGCATCCGACCATCGAGCCCCTGACCGTCACCGGCGGGTCCATCTCGCTGTCCGACTACGCGACGGTGGCGCACGTCGGGCTGCCGTTCACCTGCGACGTGGAGTCGCTGCCGGTCTCGATGCAGGTGGAAGCCGCGGGCCAAGGCCGGCAGAAGAACGTCAACCGGGCGCACCTG